TCTGCCATAAGAACCCTCCAAACCAACCAACCGAACAGGGGACCGAAGCCCCCATGCCCAGATTGTTCTTAGTAAACAGTGGACTGAGTGTGATTCAGGTCTTCAATCTTACCGCAAGTGTGTCGCTCTTTGATGTAGAGCTCAGCGATTTCCATCGCAGTTGCGGTCCAAACGCCACTGACGTCTGAACGCTTGAAGATCTGGCCACCCTCACGTCGCCAACCTAGCTTCTTCTGAACTGCTCGATAAATCTTCGAGAAGTCTACAAAGAACATCTTGTTGTGAGGAGCATCAGTATCAACCATGATATCAACGCGACCCAGGGCAGACTGGAATGCAGCTACCGAAAGGCCACCGACCTTGGTCTCAGGAGTGAGCCGAAGCTCGCCCTCGTAGAGCTCTTCTACATTGATTGCCTGCCATGAATCACAGAGAACTGTGAGCCCATCTGCAGGACGTTCGCTGCCAGACTTCTGCATCAGTCCAGCCAGCATCTGGCGGAAGAGACTAGGAGTCAGGTCGCGGTTAGTTCCGCTGTTGCCCATCACCAGAGAGGTGTACTTGGGATAGGTTGCAGTTGGGATGCTCTGGAACTCTCCAGAGTCACCAATCAGCTTATCCAGGCCAGTAATGGCCCGGTTGATAGAACCGTTCCAGATAAGGTGATCATCGCTAGCAGTGTCCATACTGTTTGCTGCAACCGTTAATGCCGCCGCGCCACCAGAAGGAGCACTTGCAACACTTGAGACAGTAATATTCCCTCGGTTCGTAGTGCTGGGCGTGCCGCTGCTGTTGTTATAGACCTGATAGGTACCACCAGGCCAAAGGCCACGAGCATCGTCCGCAAACAGGGCAGTTGCGCCTGAGGCGGCGTTTGTGGTCAGCTGACCCACAGAGCCGGTGCCGTCGCGGAAGAACATGAAGTTCTCAAACTTCAGGATGTTGTTCATCATGCCCTGGACTTCAGAGGTGATGACATCCCGAGCCACGTTTGCGCTCTTGGCTGCAGTCGCCATCGCACCATCAGTTAGCTGAATAGAGCCAACGATGAAGCGGCGAGTCGCCTTATAAGCTACGTAGTCTTGCTTGTCCGCAGTGGGGAACGCGCCACCATCCTCGACATAGCCGAGAGCGGTAGAGTTTGCGACATGGACCTTGCCCTCAATGTGAGAACCAGTCCAGTTGTCGTCCTTGCGTACAAGGTTTCGTGATTTAGAAGTATGATTAAGGGTCTCAACTACGCCATCGAGATAGCGCGTAAAGGTGAGCCCAACATTCCCGATATTAACACCAGCCATGGTTCACTCCTTAGCTAATAGGAGGCTCACCAGCGGCGACCCATTCCACATAGCTATCATACCCGGCCTTCCTTAAAGACGTGAACTCCGGGTAAGCGTTGCCTTTGACAGCCCGTTTCCCACCTCTCGATGAGCTCGGGACCTGCCTGCTCTTCTGGATTTTCCGACCGCCCTTTTGAGCTCGCCCCGAGAGGCTTGCCTGAACGTATCCGTCCATCCACTTCTTGAACCTTACGGCGGCATCTTTTGGTTCAACACCAAAGGCACCTGCGTAAGCGAGGATCATCTCATCGGCTTCCTTGCCTAGAGAAGATCTGTGGTCGTCTGAGAAACCATCGAGAAGAACCTTGTTGGTGGCCTGCCGCGTTTGTGCCTGGTAATAGGCATAGCGCTGCTGACGCTCCACGTCTTCTCGCTGCTGAGCACGGGCGTCCTTCTCCTCGTGAAGCTCCTTGCGAAGTTCATCCAGCTCCGTAGAGACGGCTGACTTCATAGACCCTTCGGCATCCTTTAGGATTTGCCTCCGGTAAGCCTCCATCGGAGAGAGATTCGACTCGTCCTCTCTCTCTCGCTGCCGCTGCAGAATTTCCAGCTGTCGCCGTTGAAGCTCCAACTGCTGCTGCTGAGCAGTCTTCTCAGACTCTTGCTGACCCTGATGCATTTGCTGCTGCATCATCGTCAACTGCTGCTGATAGTAGGCGTCTCGCTGAGCCATCTGCTCAGCCATCTCCTTGTTCTTCTGATTCAGCGATTGAATCCGCTTCTGAGCTCGAGAACCTTTCTCCTTTTTAGGAGGAGCCTGTTCCTCAAGCGCTGCGCTATCTATCGCATCATCCGAAAAATCAGCAGCTAAATCGGAGTCTACAAATTCCTCTGCAGTCTCCATGGCATTGCCTATGGCTTCACCGGTCTCTGCTGCCAGCGCCCTCTGAATCTCTGAGAACTCCGAAAAGTCTTCGTTCCCCTCAGCTGGTGCCTCTACTTCAACCTCTTCCACAGCCGCATCTGCCATATTCACTCCAGCACTTACGGTGCCAATCGATGCAAGTACCAATGATTCACCCGCGCTTACGGCGCGACTCGTATAGCGAATCACTAAGCAACGCTTAGCATTTTAGTAAGCACTGGGATTAAAAGTCAACAAACTCTCTTATCGGAGCGAATTAACCTTCGTGTTGTTGTTGGATTCTTGCCTGAGCTTCGCCCGCTTGGTCGGCCATGCTGACCTGCTGGCCTGCTTCTTGGGCTATGCTGCCGCCACCACCACCGGGAACTCGACCTGGTGCGTTAGGCGTGCCGCCAGGGGCGGACTGATCTGGTCCACCCAGACCAGCCCCACCTTGATTGGCCGCGCCGGCTCCCCCTTGGGGTGGGGATCCGGTGTGCGCCCATGTAGCATAGTACGCCCAGACCTGTCGAACCTGTTCCCGAAGCTGTGGATCTGCCCGACGCCCCGGTCCCCTGAGCCAGCCCAAAAGCTCCTCGTTGAACATGTGTGGGTCGTCCTCGAGTCCGGGCTCCACCGGCTCACCCTTCTCGATGCGGTAAGGTATCTGGCTTGCGGCTGCTCTCTCGGTTGCCTCGGAGTCATAACCCGCTCGTGGTAGGTTGAGCTTGGCGTGACGCATAAATGACTTCACATCAGTGATGCCGGTCATGGGATCTGTGAACACACCCGCGTTCATCAGGTCCAGAGCCTGCGTTAATCGCACTGCAGGGTTCCGACTCAGCCCATCTTCCTGCTCAACGAGGATATCGAAGCCGTCCTCAAGGTTTACCTCCGAGAAACTGTAGGTTTGGAACCCATCAGGGCCCGCTACAGTGAAGATTCGGTCCTCTTGGTAGAAGTTTTGGGCCAATAGGAGCGCACATCGGTGCATTTCGCGCCATTCATCGTTGTTTCGGGCGATAATCGGGCCAACCTGCTGGTCTGCCTCCGCCTCGATGATGGCCATGGCCCGACCACTGGTGTCACCCGTGACTAATCCGTGCTCTTGCGCCGTGATTCCCGCCTGCATTCGGATATCTGCAGCCAATTGCATGTTTCGGCGGAACACATCGGCAGGTACCGGGGGCGGGGTCTCGAAATAGTTGCGTCCAGCTGCAGCATTGTACGCCACAACCTGAGCCGAGGTAGCTGTTAGCTCATCTGCCGTGATTCTAGAGCCGATTGCCTTGAAGAATTTGGGCTTGAGCAAGAGCTCAACGTGCTCACGTATCTGAGTCTCGACTTGGTTAATCTCTCGCTGGCGATGCCAGGCCTGCGCCATGAACGGCTCGTACCAGAGCTCACCATCGTTCTTGTCGAAGCCGAAATGGAAGAACGGCTGACGCTTGAAGAGCCTGCAATAGGGACTCTCGACCTCATCGACCACCAGGTCATTGACCATCCAGATGACGCGACCGGACGGGTAGCCCGGGGTTTGTTTCTCGTGAAACTCATACACGTAGACGTGGTCATTGAGGTACTCAACTTCGCCATAGCTATCCACGTTGTTGTAGCGAAGCTCAGCCGTCCTATCGGTGTAGAGGTTACCCTCGGAATGGATGACCGAACCAAAGGCAGGAAAACGAGACCGCGCCTCTGATACCGTCATCACCTGGCGATAGCAGACGACAGACGCAGTCTCGATAGATTCAGCACCTGGGTCAACGTAGACGTCCCTAGGATCTCTAATGAAGACCTTAACGTCTCCCTCGTTCGCAAGAACCAGCGGGGGCGGCTCCTCGTTGAGGGGAAGGGGACCCATTTGCTGCGGTTGTGGCGGTGCCGTCTCCTCAGGAGGGAAGGCTACCTCGTCATCTCTAAGCCCGGCCTGGATTGCCATGACCTCTTGCTCTTGCTGCATCTGCATCTGCTGCATCTGCATCTGCACCATCTGCATCTCTTCTTGGCGCTGCGCCTCACACTGCGGGCAGGTGATCCCCGCGAGCTCAGGCTGCTGAGAGTAGAAGTTGCAGGTGTCGCAGTAGGCGATGTCTCTACCGCCCGTGTGGTCCCAAACCACCTGAGCGAACGCATTACCCGCCCATGGTAGTTTGTTGTTTATATCCAGGTACTTACGGTCTAATCGTTCTTTTCGTCTCAACACTTCGAGAAACCGGGTGGCTACTCGAGCCCCGTGCTGCTCGTCAAAGTCTGCAGTTGCGGGGAGAACAGTGCATGTGGGAATGGACCGAGACAGCTTGCCCACCACGGAGCGGGCGGTTGGACGCAAAACGTTGTTCACTGAGCGCAGCCGCTTGGAGTCCTCGGCAGAGAGGCGGACAATGTCGCCCGTATCCCGGTGGCGCACCACCAACTGGTCACCCTTGATGTAGAGCCGATAGAGCTCCCAGTCCCGTTCATAGGGCTGGCGAGCATCGAACGCGCCCGAAAACCACTCCTTGAGTCGCTTGGCTAGCTCCTTATCGTCCTCTGGCGCATCGTAGACTTCGCTCTCAGTATGCCCGTCGAGGATACCGGCAAAGTCCGTGCTGTCTCTATTCTCCATTATTAGTATCCCCCTGGAGTACCCGGACCTAGCTTCGAGAACTTCCGCGAGACCCTCTTGGCCGCAGCTTCACGCTCAGACGCTCGCTCCATCAGCATGTCGCGCATCATCTCATGGATGTTATTCTTGTCAAACTGCTGGGGAGACGCTGCTGGCTGTCCCATGCCCATGGGTGGC